CCCGGTGGGTCGCACCGGGGCCGGACCTTAGTTGTCGGTCTGTTCGTCGTCTTCTTCAGCTTCTTCAGCGTCGTCTGCTTCAGCAACTGCGTTGGCAGCAACTTCAAACTGCGCTTCGATGTGTGAAGAGAAGAGGCTGCTCAGGGTGAACTCGTTGATGCCGCTTTCAACAGCGACAGCAAATGCAACAGAGAACAAACCGTTCAGCGCATCAATCGGCTCCGAGCCGTCAATCGCATCAATGATCAAGTCTTTCATGGGAATCTCCGGGGGTTGATGGGCGGGTGCCCGTCGTGATTTTACCGTACGTGTAAGACAGGGAAGTTACTTTCTTGCCATACGATCTTCAATGATGCTTATGTGCTTCTGGTTGTCGTGAATCATGTCACGGTTGCGCTGGATTTCTTTCTCAAGGTCTTGCCTGAGTTTTTCTCTGGCAAGTTCAGCACCACTGTTGGTTGCTTGCTTGTTGTCACTTGTGACCACAAGACTAATTTTGGCGTTGAGTACCGTCACATCGTGCGTTAGTTTATCAAGCGCAGACATCAAATAGACCACGCAGGTGAAGAGAATTGGAAGCACGGCAAACGCCGTCTTCTCAATGAGTTGACTCTTGGCTTCCAGTTTCTCGGTCATAGCGTGGTAACTGAGGAAGTAAAGGTAGTGTCTGTAGGCGTTAGCGAAGAAGTAGTTTGCGTAAGCGAAGCAGAAGCGGCAGTAAGGAGGGTTGATACAACTGAGAAGGAAGTGGAACTGTCTGTAAAAGAAGACGCCTCATACACAAAAGAATACGCACCAACAGAATATGTCCCGGTTAACGAACCGTCACTAGGAAGTCTTGCAAAAACTGCGTTGTTTACACTAGATACGCTTAACAACCCACATACGCATATATTATTAAAAGAATCTATTGCAATTCCGTAGCCATAAGAATCGCCGCTAGAAGTGCCCAACATCCTTTGCCATTGAATGGTCCCAGAATTGTTGTATTTGGCAATAACAAGTCGGTACACGCTAGAAACAAATCCGTAGCCAACAACATAGACATTATTAGAAGAATCTAAAAAAACACCACCGCTTTGGACTGTGCTAGTTAATTTTTTTTGCCATACAACAGCGCCAGAACTATTAAATTTACCAACCCACATATTGTATGAAACTACTCCAGCAACATAAACATTACCAGAAGAGTCTGTTTTTATGTCATAACCGTAGTCCACAGCAGTGCCATCGCCAATATCGCTTTGCCACTGGATATTACCAGCAGAGTCAAGTTTAATGACTAAAACATTGCCTCTTAAACCATCTTCAGTTAAATTGCGCCCAGCAATATAAACATTTCCTGAGTTGTCTGTCGTAACGCAATAGCATTCTGTATTAACCCCAGAGCTAATAGACCTTCCCCATTGAAAAGTTCCAGAATTATTGTATTTAAAAATTAAAGGGCTAAAAGGAGATGCGGTCCAATAACCCGCAACATACACGTTTCCAGAAGTATCTACAGATATACCGTAAGCAAGGTTAGCTCCAGAACCTCCAGACGCTTGTCTTTGCCACTGAATAACGCCAGAACTATTTAATTTAATAGTAATAAAAGTGTTGTTGTTATAAAACACAACAACATACACGTTGCCAGAAGAATCAACAGTAATCCCCCTTGCTTGACCAATGTTAGTTAATTTTTTTTGCCATTGTATGGAGCCGGAGGAGCTATATTTTGTAATGAAAGCATCTGGAGAAGACAAAGAATAGCCAGCCATATAAACAAAGCCAGCGGCATCAACCGTTATTGTCCGCGTTTGAACACTAGAAGTAAGCGTTCCAATCCAGCTTGCACTACTAATTGGAACAGGCCATGTCCCATCCTTGATATACTGGGTTGCTTGCTCCAGCGTCCACATGCCGGGGGCAGATACTGATGTGGGGGTTACGGGGGTCTTGGTGATTAACCCACCGGGATAGCGTTTAGACATTGGTTATCCGTCGAAATGGGTCGAGCGGGTCAAACGGGCGATTAGCCAATTCAATCTCTTCTGGGGTAGCGTCGCGCACCGTCCATGTCCAGTACCAAGTGCCGTCAGTCTGCTGCGGTGCTCCTGCATCACAGCGCTGGGTCTTCGGGTCAAACTCCGGCATCTCCACCCACTCAACGTGAGCGTAATCAGCCATACCCGCTGGGTCAATCTCAATGTCCCCAATGTGGCGGGGAAATTCATTGGTCGATAGTTTGATGTATGAACTCATAGTGTGGTCACTGAAGAGGTTAAAGACGATGTGGCGCTAGTAAGTGTGGATACTGCATCAGTAAGTGAAGTAGCAGCGTCTGTTAAAGAGGAGGCTGCGTCAGTAAGGCTAGATACGGCATTGGTAAGAGAAGATGCGACATAAGTAAATGAGTACCCGCCAACTGTATACGTTCCAGTTAAAGAACCGTCGCCGGGGAGTTTTGCAAAAAGAAAATCATTATTGCCGCTTGCGTTTGAATATCCACAAACATATACATTGCCAGAGGAATCTACTGCAACGGAAAAACCAATTTCAGAGCCAGAACCACCTAAACTCCTCTGCCATTGAATAGTTCCAGACGTATCGTACTTAGCTATTTGAAAATTATTAAGGCCACTTGCTTCTGAACCCCCACAAACATAAACATTACTAGAGGAATCTACTGCTACTGAATAGCCATAATCACTTGAGCCTCCTCCCAAACGTCTTTGCCACTGTATTGTTCCAGAAGTATTGTATTTAACTATTTGAAAGTCGGCAGTTCCACTTGCTTCTGAATATCCACAAACATATACATTGCCAGAGGAATCTACTGCGACTGAATAGCCAATATCACTTGAAGCTCCTCCTAAACGTCGTTGCCATTGAATAGTGCCAGACGTATCGTATTTGGCTATTTGAAAATCTGGAGAGCCGCTTGCATCTGAATACCCACAAACATAAACATTACTAGAGGAATCTACTGCGACTGAATAGCCAACATCACTACCACTACCCAAACGCCTTTGCCATTGAATAGTGCCAGAAGTATTGTATTTAACTATTTGAAAGTCGGCAGTTCCACTTGCATCTGAATTCCCGCAGACATAAACATTACCAGAAGAGTCTACTGCAACTGAATAGCCAATTTCGGATGCAGCTCCTCCTAAACTTTTTTGCCACTGAATTGTTCCAGAAGTATTGTATTTGGCTATTTGAAGATTGAAAGAGGAGCCGCTTGCGATTGAATACCCACAAACATAAACATTTCCAGATGAATCTAGTGCGACTGAATAGCCAACATCACCACCACTACCCAAACCCCTTTGCCATTGAATAGTGCCAGACGTATTGTATTTAGCTATTTGAATGCCGCTTGTGCTTGATTGCCCGCACAGATAAACATTGCCAGAAGAATCTACTGCAACTGAACGGCCAACATCACCTAGAACACCGCCTAAAAACCCAATCCAATAAGGACCAGCAATTGCAATAGGCCAAGTCCCAGCCGCTTGCGCTTGAAGCTGTTGAACAAGGGTCCAGACGCCCGTGGCTGAACCTGTCGATGTAGTTGGTGGCGTGGCCGATATGACCCCGCCTTTGTAGCGCATAGACATCAGCTTATGACTTCGTACGAGATGCTATAAGTAATTCCGTTTGCTGTGCCGGAAGTCACCGTGATTGATGTGCCTTCTTGCAGGTACAACTGAGTAGTTTTGTCCACTACAATCAGCGCAGCGTTTGCCGGGACCGAGATGGTCGAAGCAATTGGGTACGCCGTTCCGCTCGATGGCGCATTACCCTGTGCCTGAGCACCGTTGGTGTAAATACTTACCGTAGCGTTTACAGCAGATGAGCCGTTGACGTTCGTAGCAACAATCTGGTTAATCTTGAAAACCTGACCAGATGATGCCGCGTTTGGTACAAGCACAACCGCTGACGTTCCAGTAGGTGTGTAATAAGTAGTAGTGCCGGATGCCGTCGTCGCGGCAAGAAGGTTTGGATTTGCCATGACGGGTCCTTAAATTGCGCCAAAAACTAGAGAAATCATTGTGGCCTTTGCCTGAGATACGCCAGAAGCCGCAGGTGCTGTACTTTGCCAAGTAGTACCGTTAGACGTTAGTACGTTTCCTGCCGTGCTGGGAGCCACTACTTGAAACGCTGAAGTTCCGTTTCCAAGCAGTACGCTGTTAGCGGTAAATGTAGCTGCCCCGCTGCCGCCAGAAGCTACTCCAAGAGCGTTAGTCAGGCTTAGTGTGTTTGCTGTTAATGTCGTGCCGTTGAACGTCAGGTTTGCGGAACCGGCTAGATTGCCAGAACTGTTATATTGAACCTGTGTGTTTGAACCACCAGCAGAAGCGCCAACTCGAACAAAGTCTGAGCCGTTCCAAGCTACAAGAGCTTTGTCGCTTACAGCAATCGTTACCCCTGTCGTTGGGCCAGCGCCTCGTATAGTGACCGTGTACGTCGCTGACGTATTGATAACAACATAGGATTTACTTGCTGCGGGCGCGGTAATAGTGATGTTTGCAGAAAGGCCCGAGGCGATGATAATCGCATATTGAGATGAAGTAGACCCCAGCGCGGAGCCGGTTGTCTTGGTAAGAGTTGTATCCCCGCTGACCGTCAAAGTACCGGCAACAGCAGAGTCAATATACGTCGATATGTAATTGTTGACCGTATCGCCCCAAGTGCCTGACAACTCCCCCGTAGCAGGGAGGGCAAGCCCTAGAAGCGAGGTATATGAAGTTGCCATTTCAAATCCTTTAAGCGTTTACTAACTCAGTCCAGTTAGCGTTTTCAGTCGTGGTAATGCCAGTCCAATTTGGTGTTTGACCAGCATCAATAACGCTCCAGTACCTATAGCCAAAGTTGCCAGCACTCCCCATAGCGGGGCATCCTGTGATAGCAATCAGGCGATCTCCAATAGAAACGGATTGTACTGCTGCGCTGCTTGAAACGCCAGATACTGCCTGTGCGGATATGACACTAAAGACACCTGCGCTACCTGCGGCTACCGCCCCGGTAGTGGCTATAGAAAATATGGCGTTGCCAGCAGCACCGAATGCAGAGGCCCCGCTAATCCCTACTGTTACCGATACACCCGGTGCGCCTACAAAACCAGAAGCAGTTACGCTCGTTGGGATGGTTTCAAAGCCACCCCACGTACCACCACTCCAAGTATTAACGCCCCAGCCGGTAGCCATTTTAAGTCGTCGCTAACCGAATAAGCGCGGTGGTAGTTGTGTTTGCTGGCATCGTCAACGTGAAATTTCCAGCCGTGATTGTCTGCGAGCCAAACGTGTGAACAGACACCGCCTTGTTACTTTGCGTTGAGTTGTAAATAAGCACCGTATCAAACGAAGTGCCGAGCGTGACGTTTGTATAGGTAATCGAAGCAGAAGGCGTCCAGTACCCAACACCCGCAGTAGATGAACTGTTGGTAGATGTTGGAGCCGTCGCGTTGGTGACCGTCACACCGCCAGCGGTATAGTTAGTACCTGTGACTTCGCCAGTGGTTGAATAGACCGTCGTGCTTGCATTAAGCGTCGCACTTGCCAGATACAGCGCGCCTTTAAACGTGTCCGCAGTTGATGCTCCGCGAGTCGGCGCAACCCCAAAATTGTGAGTCGCGGTTAGCAACTCCCCGAGGAACGATGTACACATGGATTGGGAATTTGCCATGATTATCCTATCGACGCAGCTTCAAGCGCCATAAATGGTGAAGTCTTTAAGGTAACGTGAGCAGAACGATGAACCAACTCATCGTCAAGCCAATACTCAGTCCAAGTGGTGAACTCAATATCATTATCTAACGAACCTTCTTTTTTCTCCAGAAGAGAGTCGTCCATCTCGCCGTGAATTGTGTTGACTATCATTACACGATCCTGATTATTGCAGAAGTATTGGTCACTGCGGGGAACTGCACCGTGAACGTGGTTGCTGACGTTTTATCTGCACCAAAATCCAAAACACAAACCGCTGGATTAGAAGCACCGTCCGCCAAATAGATCAACGCCCCCCGCGCAGTAACCGCAGTAGTCCAGACGGCGTTATTAAATGACCAGTACGCAGTCGTGCCTGTATTACCAACAGTAGGTACTTGACTGATAACAAGTGTCTGACCGCCAGCGGTATATCCCGAAGCGACAACTTCTCCAGTAGCGGTGTATCCCGTAGTGGTTGCATCTAACGTAGCTGCGTTGGTGTACAACGCAATCTTGAAGACCTGCGTCGTACCCGTGTTGAAGTTGAACGTCCCACTAGGAAGCCCAGTCTTAAACGTGTTGGTTGTCCAGTTTCCCGTAAACGGCATCAGGTAACCTTGATTTTGGCTTGACCATCACGATAGGCGTCGCCTCTTTCGAGACCATCGCCCAGACGTTTAGCAAGACTTAGCGCTTCTTTATACTTGCCGTCGTACAACGCCATCATGTCCTGCTCACCCTTCATGTAGGAGTACGCTTCAACGAGCGTCCCGTATAACAACACCGTATCAAAGTTATCACCCAGCCAAGTTGTACCTGCGGTGACAATTGATTCTGGGTAGAAGAAGTAATGCAACTCCATTGTGTATGCGGCATTTGGAGTTGGGCCGAGGATAAACGTCAATTCTGTCGGGGCGCTAGTCTGGGGGCCAAACAGCGCGTAGTACTTGGGGAGTGCAGTATCAGTAGGTTGCGGGTACGCTTGGCGAATGAAGTTAACATCTTTGTTCAACAGATACTCATAGCTGCCGTCTGTGTTGATGACGGCTAGCGAATATGTGGACAAGAAGTCATTCGGGCAAGCAAGATACTTGTTTGCGGGGCTTGTCACGCCCGTTACGTTTTTACGTAACGAAGGAAACTGAACCGTGTTGTAGATGCGCTGTTCCGCCTGTTTAATGAACGTATCCATATCCACAGTAGGGAACGTATTCTCCGTATAGTCGGAGACCGCAACTACAAGCTGAGCATAGTTCACGCCATCGGCCCCCGAGCCATCGTGCCTTTAGTCGCAGCGCCAGTACCACGAATTTTGATGCCGGTAACTTTAACGTCTGCGTATGGCTTGGATCTAAACTCCCCAACACTCATAGCCACGTCTTCTGGTTTAATTCGTTTGCTTGCGCCGTAGCCGTTGTTGCCCAGATCGACCCCGGCTTTGCCCGTCATGTCGTGAGGTTCCGCGTAAACGGAGGCAGGGCCAACTTCTTTGCCATCTTGTTTCATGCTGAACTTAGCCATTATTTGCTACCTTGGTTCATTGCACGGGACAGGTTCTTCCCGTACTTCATGCGGTCGTCCGTAGTTGGGCCACCGGCCTTCATTTTCTTGACGCCTTTGTGTAGCCGCTTTTCGTGCGCACGGACTTCTGTGTCCGCAATAGCCTTTACCATCTTTTTGTCCATGCTGGACTCCTATGTCGTCACAACCGTTACTGTACCCAATTGCACCTGCAAAACCAAGTTGTTTGGTGTAAGCGCAGTATCAAAAAAACTCGCTCCACCCACTGGGTTCCATCCCCACTGAAAAATCCTGCTACCGCCACCCGCATAGCCGTCTGCTAAAGGACCAGACACTTGATAGCTGTTATCTTTACGCGGATCGCGCACACCTTGTGGGTCGTCCACAGGGTACATTCCAAGCTGCAACTGCGGCTGATCTGGATTCCAACAACTGGGGCAAACCAACAGATTATATATCTTAGTCTTGACTACTTCTTTCTTAAGCTGCGACAGCTTGTATCTAAACCCACAGCGGTCGCACTCGGCAATCGAGTTCTTGCCGGATGAAAACCTATTGCCCATTTACGGACCGTACCCAATAAACATTTGGCGTGGCACCAAGCGTAAAGAAGCTTTCTCATGGTCTTCCTGTGCAGCCAACTCCCAAGTCTCGTCGTACTGCATCTTCAACACTTCAAGCCGGTTCATGCCATCCGGCACTTTCAAAGCAACGTAGTACGCCAGCCCAGCAGCCATACACGGAATAAACCGAAACGGCACATCCATGACATTAACACCACCACCCGCATCTTGAGTGCGACGCATACGCCAGTAAACAAACTGATATGTAGATGCGTTATCTGGCGTAGGCCAGACAGTAACCGCCGGGGTCTGTTGCCAATAAACTGTTGCGCCTGCCGTATGTGCCGCTGCTGTTGTGTCTTGTTGCGCACGGAAGCAGCTATACAACGTGTTACCAATGATGTAGCCGTAGTTGATGATCTCTGAGTCGATCTTTACAAACCCAGCAGCAGGCAGATTTGCCGCCGAACTCACCGTGATTGTCGTGGCTGTGCTACTGATTGTCGTGCTTAGCGTGGCTGATACTGGCGTTGTCTGTCCGTTATAGCGCTGCACCCAGACTTGGATGGGTCTGCCTTGCGCCAGTTTGTTTGGTAGCGTAGCGTACGTTGATACGCTGATGCGGGTGATCGTCAGATCTGACTGGTTAGATGTGCTGTTTGCGTTCGTGCGGATCACGTGCTCTAGCAAATCCACCGTGTCGTTGGGCAGCGGGTAAGTGTTCTGCCCCTGCACCAGATTGATGGTGCCCTGCTCAATAGTCCACAGGTTAATCCCACGGTTTGCCCAGTCAGCAAACATCAAGTTGAGCGAGCGCCGCGCTGTGCGCAGATCGTAACCCGTGCGCATCTCCGAGCCAGCACGCTCAAAAGCCTCCTCTACCAGTTCAGTCAGGTCGAGGTTAAACGTGGTTTGGCCGGAGGTGTTTGCCATGTTACGGAATCCGCACGCCGTTTGAACTCATGACCAAGTTATCCCCCGGTCTGTACTCCCGCATGAGCGCAGGCAACCCGGCTTGTTGCAAAGGCTGCTGAGAGATCTGTGTTGGCTGCTGCCCCATCGGACGATACTGCTGTGGCTGCTGTGTCTGTGGACCGTATGGGTTCTGAAACTGCGGCATTGAGCCGCCGGGACGCACAGGCTGGAAAGCAGGGACTTGCTGCGCCATATTGGGGCCACCCGGCATTTGGCCGTACATCCTACCCTGTTGGCTCAGATTCAACGGAGCGGATGCCTGCTGCCCAAACTGCGTACGGGGCTGGAACGTCATGCCCGGAGTCATGAATGGGTTGGGCGTGAACTGCTGAGTGGGGTTTGGGTTTGGATTTGGATTTGGCGGACCAACAGAAAAAATTGGATTTGCGCCGCCGATAGGCGCGCCGCCAGCGCCGGTAATTGATGGGCTAGATCCCGTTCCGCCTACATTTATTGTCCCCGGCGCTGATCTCGCTCCGGGTGCGCCATACTCAATCCATTGCGGAGCAATCTCGTTTGAGTAGTCCCAGTAGCCGGTGCTGTTGTCGTTGATCATTATCTGAATCTCGCCGTTTTTTTAGCAACAGCTTTTGGCTGCGCTACGAACTGTTTGCCTGCTGCTTTGCCCGCACGCTTGGCTTTTGTTGTCGCCGCATATTCTGCGGGGCTAAGACTTGCAATCGCCTTTTCAGGCAGATACCGTTCACCAGTTTTGCTGGAGGGCTTACCGCTCTTGGTTCGCCACTTCTGGTCGCCCCAGTCTTTAAGAGATTGCTGCGGAGGCTTCAATCTCTGTACCCGCCGCCAGCAGCTTTATATTTCTTAGCAACAAGCTGCGCTTTTCTCGCGGACCAAAGCCCTGCACCCGTGCCTTGCGTTGCTGCCGCCTTTACTTGAGACACAATCCGTTTACGCAGACTAGGCTTTGTATAGTTACCCGCTGCATTAACCTTGCCGCCATCCTTGTACTGCGTAAAGTCAGTATCGTCGCGGCGAGCCTTGACCTTTGGTCCGGGCATCTTCTTGGGGTTGATGTCCCCCATGCCGCGACTAGCTCTCATTTTAACAACTACCGCCACCGCGCATGCTGACCATGCGACCTTTGGTTTTACCTTTAGTAGCGCAACCATCAGCACGTGAAGAAGCTGAACCACCGCCTGCCATCTTCTTTGGCTTCTTGATTGGTTTGGTTGGGCCTTCGTCAGCGATAGGGGGGTTGCCCATATCAGCAGTGTAGATATCCGTTTGCCCGGGTTTCTTTGCGTAATCATTCATGATTAACAAGCCCCGCCTTTTTTAAGCATTTTACCCTTGGTCATGCCTTTCTTGGCAACACCGTCTGCACGCGCAGAGGCGGACCCGCCCTTCTTCATGCCCATCATCTCGGCTTTCTCATGCTTGACCATAGCGGCGGGAGCACCCTTCTTTTTCATGAAGGCCACTTCTTTGCCAACCATTTTCTTTGACTCAGCCATATCACCACCTTTTGAAAATTTACGACCCTTATCAGCCGCTGAAAAGTCCTTGCCCACGGACTGAGGGACGCCAACTTTCTTGGCAAAGCTGGGGCTGTGGGCTACAGCCTCCATAAAATTGTGTTGCTTCTTTGATGTACTAGGCATGCTTCTCTACCAGCCGGTCTATCTTAGCTTCAAGCCGGTCAAGCCGATCAAAGATGCGATTGATGTCTGCGTCCAATTGTGTCTTGGTTACGTACTCTCGAGCAATTTCTTCGCGGGTCTTGTTGATCAGTACTTGAAGGCGTTTTACCTCGTCATACATGCTCTTGAGGAAGAACCCAACAACACTAACGCCGACCGAAAGAACTGCGTTCCAGATCGTGTGTTCCATCTCAACAATTCCACGCCCGCAGGCTTTTGTTAATCCGGCTGTTTGGGTCTTTGGCTGTTTTGGAGGAAGTAAGTTTCGATTTCATGCCGCTCATTCGCGCACAGAAGCTCTTCCTTCTCCCGGCGTCTTCTTTCGTTTTTGGTTTCGGGGCGGGGGGCTTTAAGTTCATCCCTTGTGATTTCGCGGACGCGCGTCCCTTCGCGTTCAGGCCCCCACTCTCTGCTTTGCCTTCTTTTCTCTGCCATGCAGGGGACTTAGCCATAAAACACCGTAATCTTGGCCGTAGCTGGCAAAGTCATATGCACATCCGTATAGAACAAAATCCCTTCGCCGGGAATTGCCAACCCAATTGGTTGTGTGCCGGTTGCAATATTAAACTGTAAACGAATAGGTCCACTAGAACCACCGTCACGGAAAATAACATCCCCGGCAGTGCCACCAGAAATACACTGATAGCCTTTAACCCGAGTACGATAAGAAACAGCAGTACCCGTGGCTTCTAGGTGTACGGCTTTTACATCAGTTTGCTGCATTGCAGCCCCCTATCCTGTTAAGCAGTACGTGTGAAAGCGTATGCTGTGGCACTAGAGAACATGATGGTGAAACGGGCAAGGCCAGTAGCGCCAACGGCAACTGTCAAATCACCGAAACTACCGGGGGTGTCAGCGGCAGCGGTTGACAGAACAGCGTTTGTGTTAACAGCAACAGTCACAGCGCCAGAAGCTGTGCTCGCAGTGTTGTCAATGTACAAATCCAACACGGTACCTTTAGTAGCTCCAAGAGCAGTTCCAAGGTCTGTGCCAGTAGGCAAAGTGATGGTTACAGCGGTGGCTGAAGTTACTGTGATGTAGCCGGTCGCAACTTCTGCTGCGGTGGCTGTGGCTGTTGCGTTGATCGCGGCAGTCGTGGGGTGGTTCTGATCAGTTAAAACCAGATTGGTAGCCGTTAAATTCGTTGCTGTCAGATTTGTGACGCTGGTAGTAACGCCAAGGGTGGATGTGGTGGTAACCGCGCCAGTAGTTGGATTAATAGAAACGGTTTGAAAACCGTTTTGCGAACGTACTGGGCCGCTAAATGTACTGTTAGCCATAATAATTCCTCAAATCAAAACCTGCTGTCTCTTGAGGAGAGTCTGCCTAGTCAGTCAGCAAGTCGGTGGTCTAGGTATGCCACTTTATAACACGTTGGTTTGTGGAATGCAAGCGGCTTTGAGACTTAGTAACGGGTAACAAAACGCGATGTGTTACGACACAGGTAACGCCCACACCAAATAAAAAAGGCCCCTTGCGGGGCCTTCCAATCGAGCTAAGTGCTTGATTTTTAACTAGAACCTGGCGAACCGAAGATTCCAAGCGGGTCCGAAAAACCGAACGAATAACGCTCGCGTGCCTTGTAGCGCACGTTGCCGGTATCGAAATCACCGTCCATGGAGTTCGTCAAAGGCGAACGCTCAAAGTGCTTCAGACCGTTTGGAACGTCCGTGGTCAAGAACCATGCGTTTGAATCGGTCAAGAAGTGGTTAACGGTGTAACCCTCGGGGATCGAACCGTTATTCTTCAGAGCGTTGATATCGTTGTCGGTCGTACCAACACGGAGGCTGGTTTCCAACAGACGGGTAGCAACGAACATCTGCGCAGGCGGAATGACCAGCTTGCGTGGCTTTGCTGCGATCAGCAGGCCGCGCTCATCCGTCCATGCAGCGATTTGAATAACCGCGTTTTCCAACGAAGTCTCATTCAAGTCAGCCGCCGTGGAAGGCGTGTTGCTGTTCGTGCCACCACCAACCAACGGGTGCGCCGTGCTAAACAACGCAACTCCATCACCACCGGGGAAGGCAGCGTTGAAGCCGTTGTTAATAACCGAAGCAGCTTTCACCTGTTTGGTGTAAGCCATAGCGCGAGCCAGAGCCTTGGTGTAACGAGCAGACAAGCTGTCGTACAGGTTGTCCTCAATCGCCTCTTCGGTGATCGAGAAACCAAGAGCAATGGTTTCGTGGTTGTAGCGAGCGGTGAAGGCTTCCTGCGCATTGTCGTACGCAATTGCCTGACCTTCGTTCTTGACTGGAGCAGCGGAGAAACCAGACAGCTTGGTTTCTTCTTCAAAGCTACGCTCCGATTTCTCGGTTTCGTAGAGTTCTTTGTGCTCTTCGCCATAACGGGCGTACTCAAGACCGAACAGGGCGTTAAGGCCCGGAAGCAGTTCTTTAAGTAGTTGGGCGCGTGAAATAGCCATTATTTACTCCTTAGACGCCAGCGGCGATCAGATAGCTGTGGTAACCGAAGTTCCAGCCCACGATCACTTCTGGGAAGCCGATAAACGAAACTGTTGCGCCAGAGGTGGCGGTCACAGCCGAACTAACGGTGATCGTCGAAGTGCTGGTCACAACGCCGGTAACAACTAAGTTAGAGAGCGTTGGGAACGGTGCGGTGCTCGCGCCAGAGAAAACCGTACCACCAATGGTGAGGGTCATCCCCGGTTGAATACCGGCAGTGGAAGCAACGGTGAAAGTGGTCGCGTTCGATGGGCTGCTGGTCAGCGTGGTGCCAACTACAACTGCCGAATCTTGAACCAACTGAACAACACGCAAGCAAGGCGAAGTAGCCGAGCCAGTACCAACCGTCTGAACAATATTCCCAGCTACCGAGCTAGACACGGTGGGGTTAGCACCAGACACACCCATTGCCGAGTTGCCAGTCGTCGTGCTACCAGCGTTACCGGCGACGAGGAAGGCGTTCGTTCCAACGAAGCGAGGCGACATGTAGCCAACCGTCGTGCTGGTGTTAGCTTGCGTATTAGCCGAGCCTTGAGCCTGAGCCAGAACGCACGCTTTAAACAGCGCGGTGGGGTTGTCCATCACATACGCGATCATCCCCGGTCTATTGGTGCTTGCTGCGTAGTACTGACCTTGCAGGTTACCAAAGATGGGGTTGGTTCCGGGGAACTGGGCGCCCAAGAACACGCCAACGATTTGCCCTGCTGCGGCTGCGGTGGTGCTGTTAGCGTTATAAGGGGTGATGACTGCGTTACCACCAGACAGACCAACAACGTCGCCGTCGAAAAGGTTTGTCGCGTAGTTTTGCGCAATCGGAATCATCCGAGTCGAACCTGAGAACGGGATACCACCCATCAGGTTGATCGGCACTAGCCCATATGGGCCATTGACAATCGGGTAAGCCATTTAAAACTCCGTTATTTAATACCAGAACCAAATCCGCCGCGACTGACCGTTGACTTACGATCCGTAAACAGCGGCATACGGGGGTCATTGTTACGCATGAAGTTGTTATCAACAGACTCCATTTGTTTCTGCGCCTGATCGTTGTAGTACTCCGACATGGCGCCCGCTTTTTCGGCTGAGATTTTGCAAAGCAAAAGCCCACCGATTTCCACATTGCCGTCGTTGTTACCTTCAATCATCAATTCGGGATGGTCTTTCGCCTTAACCGGAACCCAACCCATCCTGAATTTGCCGGACACGTTAGTGTTTGCGGCTTGCCCCATGATATGCGTTGCAATCCACCGGAATGAATAGCCCGCTTCAGGGGTAGGATCTGGCAAGGAACTCGGCGGTACGTAGACAGCCCGAGCAGTTTTTTCGCGTGACGCCAAGTCACGGGGGGTACGAGCGTTAGTTTCAGCCATTTGCATTCTCCAATTTAACAAGTTGATCAGCGTATTGCTTTGGGGTTAAGCCAAACTTCTTAGCCAGCGCGACCTGCGTGGTAGTTAGTCTGACCTGTCTTGTGCCTGACGAACGTGTCGCAGGCGCAACAACTGCCGATTGTCTCTTGGAGGTGGACCCCCCAAATATCTCAGGGAAGGTCTTGTGCAGGCGTGAATCTATTGCCTGAAAGTACTCATCGCTTCGCGGGTCGGTGCCCGAACTGACTAGCTTTTGATGCAGCCCTAGTGCGTAGCTGGTAACTTCCTCGTACCCCTGTGCGCCAAACCACTGGTTTTTTGCCTGCCAGCGCAGTGTTTTTTCGTCCGGTTGGACCACTGGGGGAGTGGATAGCTGTCTTTGTACAGCATCTGAAGTTGTTTGTAAAGGGGTAGGTCTAAAGTTCTTGATCGACTCCAATCTTAACTTGGCTTCAGTCAACGCTTCTTGCGCAGCAATAATAGCGTCCGTATCAAAAGCTTCCTGCGCTTCCTTGTACTGACGCCGTATCGCAATAAGCTCTGCTTCTGCCGCAACCCTTGCGGTCTCAGCATACTGTACAGTTCCGTTATCCACGTACTGTTTAAGCTGTTGGTTCTCAGACAATAGGTGTTGAGCAAACCGCTCAAGCTCTTGCTTCTCCCGCAGGGTGGATTCTTTGGCACGGCGCTCATCATGTCGCGCGTGTGTCAATTCTTTAATACGCCCCTTGACCTTATCTGAGTACGACTCGATTTCGTCATCGGTGGGGTCTTCGACTTCCCGATCCAGCGGCTTGCGCCCCCGGTCTTGTTCGGGCGTGTCGTCAATGATCTCGACTTCAATGTCTTCATCATTTGGCTTAATGGCCTGTACACCATTCATTTCATCGGGGAACTTGTAATCTTCCATGTGGTACCTCGTTAAGCGCGGCTGATGCCACGGGGGTCTTCGACAACAGCCTCAACCTGATCGTCGTTGATCAGACGGAACTCGCGGTCAAAGAGTTTCAATCGCGTACCGGAATAGGTACGTACCAAAACAAAGTCGCCCTCTTTACACCAAGCGCCAGAAGCAAACTTTGCTTTGTCCTTGTATGCGTCAGGGCCAATCTTCACTACAAAAAGCACCGTTGTTGCATGCTCTTCTTGTTTGATAAACGCATCAGGCTTAACAATTTCTGTGCCCTCAAACGTGTTATCCATCTCGGGAATAGCGCAAAGAATCTTCCATCCCGTAGGATCTGGGACCGTCTTTGCTTTTTGCTCAGGTGTAAGTTCATCAGTCATTGGCTTCGTCCACTTTTTTAGCAAGGTCGATGATGTAACGCTCTGCGATGGCTAGACCTTGAATGACACCACAGAGTTTCCGATACTCCTCAAACGATTGACACGCGCCGTTGGCCAAATCATCGGCATAGTTGTTCAAATCGTCGCGGATCTTTTCGCGCAATACGCGCGCAAATTCATGAATCATTCTTTGTTCTCCGGCTTGCGTTGTTTAGCCTGTTCAGCCTGCACGGATGTCTGCGCTCTATGTTTGGCAATATCTGCCCCAATGCGCAGCCCCTCAATCTCCTGCTGGGCTTCTTGCTTGGCTTTGCTCTCTTGGATCTGAGCGCCCATTCTCATACCGGCAAGCTCTTTGTCGCTTGCCATCTTCTCTCTATCTAACTCAAGCCGCGCTTGATCCAACGCCGTCTTGCCAGCCTGCGCCTGTGCTTGGACCTGTGCAGCTTGGGCTTGCGCCGCTGCTGTCTGCATCTTTAGCTGCATATCCTGCTGTTTTAGCTGCGCGTCAAGCTGGGCTTTCTGCGACTCAAGCTGCAACCGAGCCTGTGTTTCCTGCTGGCGCATTTGCAGTTCTTGTTGCTTCATCTGCAACTCCTGCATCTGCATCTGAATTAGCGGGTCTTGTGCTTGCTGCTGCGCTTGCTGCTGTGCTTGCTGCGCTTTGTTCTGATCAACCACTTGCTTGGAGGCTTGCGCAATCAGAGTAGACAGCGCGTACTCGGCTTCTGGGGGCAAGTCATCGTCGTATTTTGGCAACGCTGCGCCAAGCTGCTGCTCTACTTGATAGCGATACAGGAACCCAGCATGTTCTGCGATATGCTCCATGAGAGCGGCTGAGATCTGCTGTGCTTTCGGGTTCTGCCCAAGCGCCTGCGCAATCGTTGGGTCTTGGATCATCGCCATATGCACCTGCATATGCGACTTGTGGTCTTGGTAGAAGAACGCCTTGACCGGCTCGCTCTTCATCAGGTTCATGTTCTCCGTTACCGGATCGCGCGGCTTCATGTCCTCTGGCAGCGGCACCAACTTGTTTGCGTGCTTGATACCCAGAATCTCCAACATCTGCCGGTGTAATTGTGGCAGGTCGTAAATGTCCGGTGCCATCTGCGCCATCTGAATGACGGCTTGGTACTGTACAACTCGCTGGCTCAACGTAGCCGCGTTGGGATCACTAACAGGGATGATATCTAAATGGTCGTAGTCAGACTTCTTCGCCTTGCGCGGCCCCTCTTCTGGGTCGTAGTCGTACTCGTCATCTGTTTCGTCCCGAACAATCTGCGCAAGCAGGCGCAGTTCTTGCTTAAAGCTGTAGTGCAAGCGCGCCTGCACCGCCGTCATTACCTTGAGTTGGCGCTCCAACAGAGCCAGCGTGGTCCCCACTGGGGCTTGCGCCGACATGTCACTAACCTGCATATCTGCCGTGGCTGCGAAACGCCGCCCTTCGTCCACAATCGTGGATAGCAACTGATACAGGACGTTTGATGGCTCTTTATATGGCAGCGGCAGAATGTTGTCGCGCAGCGCCCCTGAACCAATATCTACATCTCGCCACTCTCCCGGCGCAATCGGAGTGTCATCGCCCTTGATGCGCAACCCACGGGATTTCAAACCGCCCGGTAGGTTTGAGAGAGTGCCAGCGTCCACAAGCTGGCGCATGATGCTGGTAGCTGATTTGGCAAAGCCGCCAATCAGATGAAATAAACCAAAGCCATACGCACCAAACCCGGGGATGTAGTCGTACTTAACAAAGTGCTGGCGCTTCAGGCAGAACTCATCGTCCTCTCTCCAATTGCGCCGCACCGCCAACACATCATTGGTGCCCTTGATGATGGTGATTACATATGGACGCGCAATACCCGTTTCTTCCCCGTCATCGTCCTTGTCCTCAAACCCGGCAATATCCAAGTCCGCATGGACTTCGTATATCGTGTAGCGGTCGTCGTTCAGATCACTAAAGCCGGTTTCTTTGTCCTTAGCTTTCTGGATGTCCGTCTGCTCACGGCTGGGATCAGGCAACGTGATGTCCCGATAAAACCCAGCTTGCTGCAAGCGAACAATCTCTTGCTCGGTTTTGCGCATAACGTGCGTAACCCGATAGCACGTATCCAGATCTGTAGCCCCATACGGCAGGATGATGTCTTCTGCCGGTACAAACATTGATACCGGGCGGTTCAGTGACGGATCGAAATAAACTTTCTTGAAAGCCGAACCTGTTGCGGGTAAACTCCACAGCATGCGTTCATGCTCGGGCCTAAACTCGCGCATCACT